CGCAAAATCGGCTGTCTAGAGGACGCACCTGCTCTGACCACAGTCATCATTGTACGCGGACGTCTGCGTGCAGGCAAGGTTGTGCCCAAGACTCACATAGGCTTTGTGTGGGAGGGTGCCTCCAAGTCCAAGACCGACGCACTCGTCCAGGGGCTGGTAGGACGTATGTGCGGCTACCAGTTTGGTGAGCAGAAGCCGACACTCTACGTGCCTGTGACGGCACTTGTTCCTGACGAGCTGGGTTTGGTGCTCTGCGGAGACCTGCCAAAGACGGCGACGAATCTGCGTGCGTCGGCGACAACAAATGGAAAATCGGTATTCTCTACTGCGTAATGTATCAAAAAATCCCAAAACAAAACAAAAATTTTTCAATGCCTATGTGCTCTTAGGCAACCACCTTGTATTCCGTCTTCTGAACATCCGAGAGTGCCTTCCAGAGGTCACCTAGTTGTGCCGCCGTATACTTCATATTAGGCGGTGCTGCCTTACGGGTACGGTCACAGAAGAGCATATAGCCACTGAGGGGCTTCTTTTGTACAGCTGGCGCATTGGGATCCTTTACCTTCTTTTCCTTCTTTGCGGGAGCGGGCTCAAGCTTTGCTAGCGCATCAGCTAGACGCTGCTTGACAAGTGCGAGCTCTGTCGCCATATCGGTAACCTGCTGAGATAGAGATTCAAATGTATGATTGGAGGAAGACATGCTGGGGGAATACTGGCTTTCTAACAAGAACGATGCTGCGTCAATTTTTTGGAGGGTGGCGCGCTGGGTTTGTGTCGCTTCTAAGGCGACTTGGCGTGACCAGTAGGCGTACGGAATAGACGTTTTGGTTGGGCGGTCCTTAACGAGGAGTTCCTTAAGGGCGCGCAGTTTGCCTGGCAGCCCTGGTTTGCCTCTGCCGTGGAACTTCCACGCCCACTCAAACTGTAGGGTAGTCGACCAGTCGGGAAAACCCGATAGATAGAATGCCTGGGTCCATTTCTTGCCTTTGGTTGCCTTGGCGCCGCCTTTGAGCTCGCCATTATGCTGTCTCAAGCGATGTGCTGGGTCATTCGTAGCACCAATATAAGTTCTATTGGTTCCAGGAATGTAAAGTAGATAGCAGAACCAGTTGGTCATCGCCGTCTATTAGTTTGCCTACGTTTGTGGCGTTTATATCTGCGGGTACGTGCGCCTCCGCGTTTTCGCACAGGAGTAGGAGCAAAGGCGGTTTTTAAGCTATTTGATGGTATTGAAGGCATGTTTTTTACTGTTGGTAGTGTCGGCAGTGTCGGCAGTGTTGGCAGTGTTGGCAGCGTTGGGGCTGTAGGTAATGCTGGTAGCGTTGGGACTGTAGGTAATGTGGGTACATTAGACAGTGTAGGGAGAGTAGGCAGTGTAGGGAGAGCAGGCATCGCCGGCAGTTGACCCGCCACCGCACCCAACGGATTTGATGTTATCGCTTGTACCTTCTCTAGTGCCACATTTGCCCCCGTAACTTCCATACCTTTTTGAACAATATCATTCTTAATATCTGCGAATGTAGGTGTGGGCGGTGGGGTGGGTGAAACAGGCTCTAACTTTGGTACCCAGTAATCCACAAAAGTATAGAGTTTCGGGCTAATAGGTTCTAATTGATGTATAAGTTTGTTACGGTAGATATTTATACGATCTAAATTCGTCTCTGCCGACATAGCAAATGTTAAGAGAAAATCGCCTACAACTGGTATCATCTCTAGCGACGACTTGAACGCATCGCCAAAATGCTTACGAGAGATACTTACAATAATTGTACCCATAAGGAGAAATCCACCAATTAAAGTTGCTATCGCTTCGCCAGCAGCATCACCCGCAATACCTCCTACACCAATCGGTAGAATACTGCCAAGTGTAGATAAAAGTTTAGGAATACCCTCGTGTAGCGCATCAACCGCCATACGAATGCCTAAAATATAAGCGTCTAATCCAGCACTAAGGAACGGTCCAAAGAAGTCCATATTCTCCAAATTGTATAATATAAACATAAACCAAAAGATACCGTCCCATTTATGGGAGAATTTTAGAGCAAATGGAGAATTTGAGTACATATTGCCCAATTTTACAAAAATGCGGTCAAAAAAACTATTTCTTGAGGTGTCAACAAATCCAGGGCGTTCTGGGGCACCTAACATATCATTTGTAGCATTATAGCCAGGGGCGATAGGATCACGTAATGAAACCGCTGGAGATACTGGAGTCGCTACTGGTACACCTACACCCACCGTAGCACCTCCACGGGTTCTGCCTCTGGATACTCTACGTGAGCCACCCTTCATTGTTTTTGCTAATTCTATCGCCGGCGCATATACCTTCTTTACCTGGTCAAGAATCTGCCGGGCATTATTATTTGACATAGGACGCGATGTCTGGTTCCGTATTGTCTCCTGTATTTGTTTTAGGTCGCTTACTGAAAACATAGGATTGCCATTCTCATCCGTTACACGATATTGTAATGTAGCTGGATTGTCGTTTTGGTGCGCATTCAAAAAGTTGTAGAGACTGAATATAGATGCGAATTTATGACTGAGTGTGGGAAAGCGGAAGCCAGTGGCTTGTTCAGTGAACGATTGTATTTTTTTTTCTTTTGGTGAGAGGCTATGCCTCTCCAAACTCCAATTCTTTTCCATCCTTATGTTGGGTTGTGGTTTTTGTGTTTTTTGTGATTTATGGTTTTTGTGGTTTATGGTTTTTGTGGTTTTGTGGTTTTGGTTTAATTTATTCATAGTCACGGATGGCAAGCCCCACGGGGAAACGTGGAATGCCGTCCTCCGTAAGCTCCTGGAAGCGAACTGTCAGCTTCTTGCCTATCTGCTTTGATGCCGTCTTGAACGCCTCCTGTCGCTCCTCATGCGTGCCTCTAGGGCGGACACTGAACTGCTTTTTATCCTTCGTCTCGCAGACCCAGATGACGCAGCCCTTCTCAATTCCGTCGCCCTCCTTGAAGCCGACAATCTTGTACTCATCGTCCTTGAACTCCTTGTACTTCTGGAGGTCAGCGGAGCGGTGCCCCACCTTGTAGAGCCCTGCCTTATTACGTAGGATGAGCCCCTCGTAGCCGTCGGCGACATACTCGGCGTGAAGCCGCTTGACGTCGTCCAGATTATTGGCGATGTCGGTCGGCAGGAGCTTGAGCGCCTTGAACTTGTGCGTCTTGAAGAGATTGGCGAGCCAGTTATTACGCTCCTCGTTCGTGCCGTCCTGAATAGTATCGTAGACGCAGAGGTAAATCTGCGTCATCTTAGCGGTGTCCTCAGGCTTGAGCGTCTCCTTCTTGACGAGACCTACAATCTCCTGGAAGTTGAGCGTATCACTGTACAGCTCGCCGTCCAGAATCGTGCCTCTGGGGAGGCTGTTAATCTCGGCACGAATGTGGTCCATATGCGGGAACGCCTTGCCTGTACGGCTGTAAAGTCCCTTGCCTGAGATGGCGAGGCAGCGCACACCGTCCAACTTCCGCTGGGCATAGCACGGGAACTTGATATCCTTGCCGCGCTTATTGTAGTCGTGGGCGAGCATCGGGTGAGGGACACCGCCGGCATTGGTCGCCGCCTTGGCGTTCTTTTCGGCGCTCGGCTTGCCTGCGGACTTGACGCTCTCGCCGTCAGAGTCTGCCTTTGCCTTGCCCGCACCAGCTGCTGCCTCCTCAGGCATCTTCTCGGTCATACCGCCCGCCTCGGTCTTCTTCTTCCAGTCGCTCTGTGCCTCATTGACCGCCTGCTGGACTGGAGTTGTCTCGTTTTTCTTACCCAGGTTCTTGCCCACCGTGACGAGACGGACATTTTCCTGGAGTTTGCCACCTACGTAGCCGTGGGTCGTCGTAATCGCACCGACCCCTTTTTGGTCTTCAACTTTAATAGACCACATCTTAATTTTACCTGTGGACGCTTTACCGTACAGGGTTGGGAAGGAAGGAATAGAAGGCATTGTTTGTTTTAGGAGGAGGAAAGTATGTGGATGTTTTGTACGCAGACCGAAAGAGTACAAAATGTCCTATGATGATTTCAATTTTTTCAAGCGAGCGACCGAAGCGAGCGACCGAAGCGAGCGACCGAAGCGAGCGACCGAAGCGAGCGACCGAAGCGAGCGACCTAACGACGGTGGCGGCGTGTCTTTCTATTTCTACGACCGCCCAGATACGTCGGACCCGCCTCCTTGAGTATCTCTTTCGCCGTCTTTCCGTTCGTTAAAAAACGGGATGAATACGGATCCTGTTGTACATTTACTATCGCATTATTTGGAATATTCATTGTGCGCCTTGATTTACGAGTTGGATTACGTCTCGCCATCTATACTACAATGGTATTTTTAGGAATGATACGGCGACCAGTCTCCTTCGCCCAAGAGTGAATCGCCTCCACGCACGCCAATTCTGCCGCCTTTGTGGTCTTTTTTACATAAATACCATATTTATCTACAAAAGAACGTAATTCTTTATAATTATCAGGCATTTGAAACTCGTTCATAGGATGAAGTTCATGTACTGTATCTGCGCCGCGCGGTGTTTCAAATGTAAGTGGAGTCGCCGAGGTAATCTTGTAACGATTGCGGATATGAAGGGGGATAAGTTGTTCCATAGTGGTCGGACGCTCCCAATGCGACCAGTTCTGCTGACATAGATGGGTCATATGACCAGTTTGGCAACATCTACGACATGTAATATCATCCTTAATCGGACAATCATCCATCGAATGTTGGAGGGCAAGTCCCTTGATAGCTTCACAATTAGGGCAGTTCATTTGAGGTGAACGTCAAAAAAGCCCTACGGGAGGGTTCAATTTTTTTATTACATACACATCATATCACAACAACAACCCCAACAACCCTCCTTTTTCGGCTCTTCCTTTGGCTGCCCCGTATTTATATCATGAATTACACAATAGGTTTTTCTGAATTCTATACGATTTTTACAGTTATCATACTTACATATCATCGGATTTGTCATCGTATTCACGACTCTAGACTGCGAAACTGGCACAGAAGTAGTAGAACCCATTCTAACTATAGTACGGGGCAAAAATTGAATATACACCGCAGTTGTATATCACTTGTAATGCTTTCCCCAGATTTCTATACGCTCAATGCGCATACAGAGTTTCCTTTTCCCCATAATAATTGCGACCATAATACAGACGAAGAGTTGAAGGGATTGCTCTTTGGAGGCTATCACTTGCCTGAGTTTCTAACAAAATACTATATGAGTCGGCTGGGGTTAGACGCTGTTGGGAGCGTAACTGATATTCTTCGTGCGTTGTCAGCAGACGACGATTTTGTTCTGGCGGCGATTGGGTATCTGCGTCTCAAGTTCGTTCTAGAGGTATTTCACGTGCCGACTCTTATGAAGAGACTGCGCGATGTGCCATTACGTATTGCGGCTGAACGGGGCGATTGGTTCAAAGCGGGGGTCGCCGATGAGCGGGTATGGCGTATTGACTGTCTGACGACGTGGCTGTTTAACTATATGATTCTATCAGTGGAAGCACGCTGTGCCGGTAGTGAGTTTGTGCGGTTGGAGCCAGACATGCGGGAAAGGCTCGTTGAGATGAATAAGGCGCTACAAGCGGTTCGTGCGTCGCCCTGTGACGGGCGGTATAAATGGGATAATGTTGCGCCGTCCGACTTGGTCATCTATCCATTCTTGTGCCTTGTAAAGGGCTTATGGAATGCGGTTGCGCCGATGGTTACGACGGACTTTACGGGTTTTGGCGGGCGCTGTACCGTTACAGGCTGGAGTTTGGACTCGCCCAATAATCGCACAGCCGATCCGCTTTCCTGAATGTCCCGTCGTTACACTATCCTCAAACGGTCCCTTGCCCAGGTCGTCCTCGTCCTCATGAACGATGACCGAACGTCCCCATAAGTCCTCCAAGGTGACGCCTTTGAGGATATACGTCACCTCATCACTTGGACCCGTTAAATTACCCAAATCGCCCGTATGACGAGCGTTTTTTGACGTTGGCGCTCCACCATGGGGTTGCGGTGTTCCCATATGAAAATGGTCGCACGCCCCCTTACAGCCTTCACCCCTCAGGTCGCCCGCCTTATGAATATGGAACCCGTGATTTCCTTTCGGGAGCTCTGTAAAAATAGCGTGTACCTTTGTGCCCGTAGAGGTGGCTGAAAAATTGACTTCGCCCTTTATACCATTGACGCCCGTAAACAACGCTACAGCCATTCTACTATGTCCAACAGTATTCTTATTCAAATGCTCCTCAACGAAGAGAACGAATATAGAAATCTTTGGGTAATTTATACAGTCTTTGCGCTTCTAACAGTAGGTTATTATATGTATTATGAACCATTGAAGGCGTTGGTCTATGCGGGAATGACTCTTGAACTTACATTACAGTTTCTTCACTTTGTTGTAAGGTATAATATGGTTGCGGCGGTTGAAGAACAATATCCTACACTGTTCACATAGTCATTGGTCAAAATTTGAAATAGGTACAAAGATTTTTTTAGATACGGCAGATGGACTACTTGATATATGCGCTCAATGTTGGATTTCTCCTAGGAGTATTATATTATGCGTATATTATACAAGAGGAGACGGAAGCATTAAGGTTACGTATTGTTCAACTCTCCTCGGCATGCCAACTCGCCGAAATGCAAACCGGTCGCCCGTACTTCACCTCCCTCGGCAATAAACTCGCGTCATGCGAGGTGGCGACCGAAGTGTACAATATTGCGCGCGAAAGACTTCACCTGTTGGGAAATGAAAATAATCATTCACTATAGAATATGCCAGCTATAAATTGGATTCCCATAGGCATTGCGAGTCTAATGGCGGGTGTTGATACCCTGGCATTTAGTATACTCAAGAAGGTCTCATTGAAAGAGCTGAGTATGATTTTTTTACCCGTTTCTATGGCAATTTACTCCATACAACCTATGATTTTTCTACAAGGACTTCGGTTCGAGACGATGACGGTTGTCAATCTGCTATGGAATATGATGAGTAATATACTCGTCACATTTACCGGCTTGGTTCTCTTACAAGAGAAGGTAGGGCTATTGAAGGGTATTGGTATCGCGCTCAGTTTTGTCTCCATTTATTTACTAACATATGAAGACGGAGAGAGCGAACTTGCCTCCGCTATTATAAAAGTCTTTGGTGCTAAGTCATCGTCTTAAGCACATCCACTAAATTCTTTACCTCGTCTGCCCATCGGTACCCCAGAACGGTCTCTCGTGCCGCCTTGCCGTGCGCTTCCCTCAGATCCGTATCCAGCAGATACTCCTCGGCGGCAAGGGCAAGCTCCGTCGCATCCACCAACTCACCCTTTCCGCCAATGACGCTCATAGCCAGTGGCAGATAGACCTCAATCTTCGGCGTCACACACATCGCATTTTTGTTCGGAATACAGAAATCCCTGAAACCGCCGATATATGGAACGACCTGTGGAATACCTACACCCATTGCCTCAAACTGACAGAGACCAAAGCCTTCTCCATCGGCGCCTGTAATTCCAACATCGCTCAATGAGTAGAGTTCATTGATTACATGATCATCCCACGCCATAGAGTGTTCGGTAATCATTAGTTTATGTACATGATGTTGTGGAATCATATTGAGACGAATGAGTTCACGCATATAGATTTCTCTTAGTGGATATCCTCCCAGTTGTCCAGCGTCGCAAACGGCGAGTAGCCCTAAAGGCTTCGTGGGATGCTTCGCTACCAGTTGTGCGAACGCCTGTACAACAATATCGTGGTGCTTTCTTGGTGTATTGCGATTGAGATTGAGAAATAGGAAAACGTGCTGTGGAATATTATGCTTTTTGCGCATCGCATCACGATTGAGTGGTTTAAACTCATTTGGCTCAAACCCGTGTCTCAGGACATGAATAGGCTTCGTAATACCCTGTTCCTGAAGAACGGTGCGCCAATAGTCTGTAAATGCAAAATAGATATCTGTATCTCGGTTGATACGATCCAGAAATTCTGGACGTTGTATCTTATACACTTGGTCAAGGTAGATAATCATTTTATACTTTCGCTCCTCTGGTTGAAGCTGCTCTTGTAACTTATCTAGAAAACGGCAGATAACACTTGCGTCATTATAAATGAGGATTACATCGGGTTTTACTTGACGCACATACTCTGGAAGTTGACTGAATCCAAATCCCTGCTCTGAGTGTTCCTTCTCATTCGCAAATGGGTCATAGACGTTTACATTTGGCGGATATATACGATTCGGCTGCTGATTCTTCACAAAATTCTGAAATGCGAAATGATAAATATCAATCCAAGGATATTTGACCATTTCGTGGATAATATTATGCGTCACTTTACTATAACCGGTCGTCTGGTTCGTATGCGTACCAACGAGCATAAATCGTACCCGTTTTTGTATTGGTTGCTGAATCGGCAGCTTTGCGAGAAGAGCATCCAAATTTGTAAAATTTGACATATAGTGCTTTACGGTAGTTTATATAATAGTCTTTATATGTCATCCGCACCTACAAAACCTGCCACACCCAAGGCAAAAATTCCCCGTGCTTTGCGCGAACAAGTATGGCTCACATCCGTAGGTCCTAGATATGAGGCAAAATGTACCATATCTTGGTGTAAAAATCGGATAAGTGTGTTTGATTTCCACGTTGGTCATAATAAACCGGAGGCGAAGGGCGGTACTCTGGATATTACAAATTTACGTGCAATTTGCTCTCGCTGTAATCAATCAATGGGAAGTCAATATACAATTGATGAATGGACAAAATTATCGGGTCATGCCGTATGTTGTGGCTGTTGGGGGTCTTAGTTAAATACCCGTGCTAGACGGTCCCTAAAGTCCGCCTTTTTTCCTTGCCACCACGTTGAGAGAATACGGCGATGGTCCTCCATGACTGCTGGATTCTGTGCCAATGTTGGTAAAAGTTCGGCTGCCTTCTCCCACGAAGGAAACGATAAAATAGGATGCTTGCCGAGTACTTCGGCGTAATGGTCAACTTCGTTCGGCACATAAATTGGAATCGCCCCCTGTTCTAGTGCCTCATAGAGCCGATACGATTCTAGTGATGAGAATCCATTGAAGCAAGGCACAAACTTCGTCTGTTGGTTGAGTAAATTATACTCATTGGCGTTGAGTTTGGCTGGATCTCCCCATGTAGGACGGTCGGCAAGCTTGAAGTTGCCTGTACGCTCAAGGGACTGAATCGCCTGGCTACGTCCAGGGCGGTCCATAGAGCCAGCGAACGACCATAAATATGGACGCTGTTCAAATGTAGGAGCTGTCTGGTTTGTAGCACCACGTCCATTTGCATAACCAAGTGGAATAATATCTACTTTATTCATTGGTAGATTTGGGCGATAGTAGTTACGAATTACACGCTTGACCGCGGGTGAATTGTAAAAGTCAATCGGATCACGTCCAAATTCATCGCTAATATGGATAACGGTCATCTGCTTACCTAACTTTTCTAGACCGCTGGCGAATCCATTGTAGATATAACCGAGTGATGATTCGCCAGGAATAGTCTGGAAGAGCAGAATGGGGTTGGTTGCCTGTACAAGATGGTCAAACGATTCTAGAGGAACCCACTCAATCGCCTTAGGAAAGAGAGAGTTCAACCAGTCGTTTTCTAAAAACTCTGGCTTAATCGTCTTGAGGTAGAAGACAGGGATTGTGTCGTTTGAAGGCTGGACTGTATTATTACCGAGTTTTCCAACAATCTTGCCCCAGAGCGCCGCATTAGATAGGTCAAACTTTGCCTTGAGTGCCGCATAAATATCTGCCTTGTAGCGCATAAACATCTCATTCTCTGCGACAATTAACTGTTCAAACATCGCATGGTATGACTTTGTAGCGTCAAAGTTTGCAGGGGACCATAGTGCGAACATAGCATCCAGGGTTGGCTTGAACTCTGCGTCCTTTTTGAGCACCGTTGCCTGTAGAAGACGGTTCCATACCGCAGAAAAGTCGCCTGGTGCTGCCTGCTGCTGTACTGGAGCTGCTGTTACTGGTGCTGCTGTTACTGGTGCTGGAACTGAAGCTGGAGATGGAGCTGGAGCATTAGGCATTGTATCACCTACAACAGTAAATGTCTGCCCCTTCAGTTCACTACTAATCACCGCAAATGTCTCCTCCTTTGTAAAGCACTCTGTATTGTTCCATAAATCACTATCAAAGTTGTCTACACGGTTGAAATTATTGAAATCGGATCGCTGGTACACAGGGTCATTCTCCTGGAAGCAAGTGGCAAGAAGTGGTACCGTAAAATAGATATTGAGCAGATTATCACCGTGATTGACAATCATATGATCGCCACTCGTGAAAATACCCTTCTCCTTCACAAGCTTAATCAATTTACGTGCGCCTTGCTGTGTAAGTACATATGCGTAGTTACAGAAATGGAAGTACCGGCGGGGAGTAGTTGAGTAGAGTGTATTCGGCGCAACTCTGCCAAAGTATTCATTGACTACCTCGGCAACTTGAGGAAAGGCTGCCTTATTCGGTGGTAAAATACCACCTAGATAAATAACATCTGCATCCGCTGGAATATGTTTCGCCGCCGTCATCCATCGTAGAATCCATTTTTCGAACAGCACTGCGTCATCTTCCATAATGAGATACGACTTCGCAAGCTTATCGTTTGCGAGTTTTTCCCATAGACCCAGATGCGAGAGAGCACATCCCATAACCGATTTCTTCCAATTGAAATCGTTGTTACGGAAGCAATTGACCAACTCAGGAGTTAAGGTGAGTGTACGACCATCTACCGCCTTCCATAAATATACACGATCCTTAATATTCTTATGAGTTTCCTTGAACTTATCAAGACGGTCCTTACGACGATCCAAATTAATTACATATGCTTCATCAATACCATCCGTAAACGGCACAATATCCTTAAAGTTGCCGCGGTGTACATAGAGTGGAGTGCCCCACTGCTTCGCCGTACGCATAGAGCGGTCACAGTAGAACTCCTTGAGTGGTGTCCTTGGAGCACCTGCCCGTTGTGTAATAATACTGAGGATGGATTGGTCGTGACGATGACCTAAGCAGACCTGAGAATATGGGCTCCACTTTTCGCCTACAATCACATCACGCTTAGCCTCGGCAATACCAAGCGCCTGTCGGTGAACCGATTCCATATATTTTCCACCAACCTTAAATCCAATACAGCCCGCCCAAATCTGATTCGCCTTGAGCTCATCAGGGGTGACCTGAAATTCCTTACAAAAGGTTGGATGGCACCAGCGTTCGTTCGTCTGTTCCGCATCGTCCAGTATAAAGATATCCTTCTCCTGAATCGTGCTCCAAATTGCGGAAATGGGGGAGGCAAGGGCGACGCCCGAATCCATGTATAACATTAAGGTGCCTGGTGCTTCCTTGAGACCGGCATGTACATGTGCCCATAGTTTCCACGCAAAATGCTGTGGTTCCCAGAAGTCGCGCCATGGACCATTCTCCTCTGAAAAACGACGCACCTCCGTAGCACCGTACTGTTTGAGAATATTACACTGCTCCTCCGTTACATCACGCCATACATAGACAATCTTTGGGATGTCTGGCTCGTACGACTTCATTGAGGCGATGACATTCACGGCGGCTTCTACATATTTTTGATTTGCGGCGGTGAAAAATACACGTGGGTTTGTGATTTTGGAGATAGACGCGGTGGCTAGAGCTGTTGCTGGGGATGGAGTTGGAGCTGGAGCTGGAGCTGGAGCTGGGACTGGTGCTAGCGCAGGCGCAGGAGGCACCGACGTCAAATACGACGCATAGAGTTGCTTGTAATCCATTGTCTCATATAATTTACCAAATGTCTCCGCTTTAACCCAAGAATCTACCTTTACCTCCTTATCTAAAATAAGCCTGAATATACGCTTTCCTACCTCTTCCATTGTATGTTCGCAATATGCGCGCTTTGAAGCTGTAATCGCAGGTACTGCTGCCATCTTACGCCAAGCGGCAGGATCATCATCTATCTTCTTCACAAGAGTGATGAGATCTTCAGGCTTGCTTACCTGATTTGCATTGATAAATCCTGTCGAATCAAAATCACGATCTACAAATGGGTCTCCCCAATAAATCGGCACAGCACCCGCCACCTTAGCGTGAAATAACTTTTCCGTAGTGTAACCTGGACCAGGCGAATTCTCATATGTAATTACAAACTTGTAGTCCTTGTAATACTCCACCTTTGCGAGCTCACCGCCACCACCACCCAAACCTGCCGGAATCGGTCCCTCTGGACGATTACAGAATAGACGTCCTGCGGAATCTACTGGCTTCCAGTTATTCAAAATATGGAATGCCACATTACGATTATTATTGTTAGGATTCGTGGCGACAAAGGCGCAAAACTTGCTCTTCTTATCTATCATAGCTTGGTCTACCGTTGTAGCGGCTTGTACTGAGACAGGACGAGGATTCGCAATCTTGACAGGGTCTCCGCCGAACCAATTGACTTCCAGCATCCATAGCGGCAGACGAATATAGTTAGAAGCGGTATTATACTGGAAGCCTAGGCTGAGTACAATATCATCGTCCTTTGGCGGCTGGATATTTTCCCCTGTAAACCATACCTTTGATACTCCAGGATACGCCTTCTCTTGCCCATGACTGAGAGGTCCATAGATAACGAGATTCGGCGTAGTACTATCCAAAATAACAGGGATATTATTCATCGCACCAATCCAAGAAAGCAAATACATAAAAAAGTTGTACTTCGGTACAAATTCACTCCATAACTCACAAAAGTGTACACGCAGTTCCTTATTTTGCTTATTCGGAGTTATAGATTTAGGGATAGACTTGGGTGTAATAGCACGCTTCAATAGTTCATTGTAGGCTGATGAAAGCGCAACCGGTGAAAAACGCTTTACAAGTTTTACCCGCATCGCACTATGTACAGCGTTATTGAAAAGAAGTTTATCATTTTCGTAATCTTTCTTGAGTTTAGCCCACGCGTTTGCGGCGTCCTGAATTTGATTTAACTTATAGCCGTATGGAGTTCCCATTTCGGTGAGCAATTCACAGTTGTGAATGAGAGGAATACCAAGATACAAGGCGTCTAGCATAAACGCCTTGAGAGGACGGAAGCGTTGATGCGCAATAATAAACGATTTCTCTTGGCGCAAGTCCGGTAAGCGTACACGAGGTACCACCGATCCACTTATATCCGGTAAAAGCAGATTCTTCACAATATTTGATTTGAAAAACTCATTCGCTCCAAGCTGTTCGCCATTATGAATATTAAAACGTACCGGATCGCCCCTGACACGAATCTGTGTTAGAATATTGAGTGGAATATTTGCGTGGCTCGTATTGCTGAAATTGCTTTCTACAATACGTGCGCACCACGAAACCGATGGGTGCGTCTCCTTCGGAATCAGTGCCTCTACACGCTTAGCGGACTCCTTCCATTCTGGAGTCTTATTCTCTTCGCAAAAAACGGTAAGTGCTTCCTGATTCCATAGAAAAGGCACTTGAATAACCTGGACTCCTGACAAAAACTCTAGGTATCGGACGTCCTGGGACGTGTAAAAATCGTAGGTTGCGATGGCAGTGAGGTTCTTGAATGACCGCTGCGTTGGATTCCAATTGTAGACCGACGATTCAATATCGTGAAACACTGGAGGCTGGTGGACCCATAGAATGCGGTGTGTGGCAACCTTGGGGCGGTCCGTTTCCGAGAACGACCATACAACTTCAAACACGACGTCGTAGTGCTCGGTATCGGTGGGGGACCACGGTTTGCGTGGCGGGAGGGTTTCTTTAAGCCCTTTGACGTCCATAAACCAGTCCTGCTCGCCTGCTGGGTACAGAAGCGTTACATTGTGTTCTGCGGCTTGGAGGGCTTTTGCGAGGGAGCACGCTACCTGCGGGATGCCCCCACTGAAATAACTGTTAAGAAATCTTACAGTGATGCCAACCTTCATTGTGGTCTACAAGATGTCTTATGGGCGGTTTTTAAACCGCCTTCGTTGCCGCTCGTGCTGCCCAAGATTTAACCGACAAGGGCGGTCTTTACTTTCTCAGGCGTCGCACGATGCGCCGTAGCAACAGACTTCTGCGTAGCACTAGCCGCCTTGCTCATTGCAATACTTACGGCACGTAGCTGGGCATCTGTTGGAGCACGGGATGCCGCACGACCTGTGATACTCTGTGCGGCACGGGCTGAATCAGCGGCGGCGAGTGTAAGGGCGAGGTATGAAGTAAAGTTAGTGGCAGAGGCTTCGGTAGCACGATGTGCGTTAGCGGCGGCGGAAATCGCAGCAGCAGCAGCCTTCGCAATAGTAGTATATACAACGTGTTCCGGATTATCAGTAGTAGCGGCATCCAAGGCAAGGAGTGTAGCATTCATGGCGGCAGCGGCATCCAAGGCAAGGAGTGTAGCATTCGTGGTGATGGTGGTGGCAGGTGCGGAGGCAACCTCCGTTGTTGCCGGCACGGGGCTGGTGATATACGAGGAAAGCCATGACCTAACAAAGAGCGTCGCAGCGAGGGCGCCAACAACGAAGGGAACGGCGGAAGCGTAGGAAGACATTTGCTCGTGAGGTAAGGGGAATACAATACCCTTTACATCACGTCAATTTTTTTACATCCACCCCCATTTTGCGCACCTCTGTCATCTTAGATGATAGGAAGCACAGGGAACGCATAGATTTACTGGTTCTTAATGGCGGGGGTAAGAGGGGACTCTTGGGCTCCCTCCACCGCCGCCGCACTTACGCCTTTTTGAAGAGTAAGTCGTTCCAACCCTCAAGATTCGCGGGGTTGTGAATAGAAAAGTTCCACGTGAGCTGCTTCACCTGCGCAGCGTAGGTGACCTTATTACTTACGTGGTGCTTAATAATGCGGTCAATCTGATCGGCACCGCCATCAAAGTCATTTCCATCGTAATAATATCCGTAGTCCTTGAAGCGCTTAATATTATGGACGACCGGAAAGCCCATCGTAATAAACTCTAGAAAACTATAATTGTATTCGTTATTCACCTGATGCATTACGATAATGGCGGACGGGAACGCCTTTACCAGATTAACAATATGGGCACGTGGCGTGAGTTGTAACTTACCGTCTTTGTAAATACTGAGATTTGGTAGAACGGATGATTGATAATATAAATTGTTTTTGAGACGTTCACCATTAATCGCAATCACCTGCGCAACCCGCTTGGGATGACGGCGGTAATACGCTTCTGTAATCGTAATTGGAATGATTGAATTCTTCTGAAAACTGATATTCGGCTCCATGATGACGAAGAGCCGCTCCGATTCTAAAGATAGCCCCTTATCGTCATACACCTGTCCCATATTCTCAATGAACATAGGGTCCCATACGTAGGGCGCAATCCTGGTCTTCCCACAAAGGGCATTAATAGACCCAGCGTATTCGGCGTGGAAATCGTAATGAGGGCTCACCCAAATCTCGTCTAGTTCGCCGGCAACGTGATGGCTGAAATTGACGCCCTTCATAAACGTAATCGTCTCAATATCAATATTCAAGATATTACCAAGATAGAGCTTTGAGACCTTGGCGCCCATAGAGCGGAAAAAACGGCGAATACCAGGATCGCAGGACATACCCATCTCTACGTAGGAAGCGACAGGGAAGGGGTTCGCCGCATACTCCTTAAAATCCATCATACGGAACTTTTCGTGGACCGTGGCATCCTTATGATTCTGGTTATTATCCACCATTAACCAGGGCTTGAGTCCCATCACTTCAAGCATACGATAGATAATATAGACATTTTGGAATAGACCATTCGCCCAAATATGTTCATCTGGAATGCGAATTGTCGTAAGAATAACATTGAGCTTGTCATCGGTCACCTTGAGTTCACTTAACTTCGGCGGGCTAACTGGTTGGACGGTCAAGCCATAGCCGGTACTGATGTTCGGAAAACTCATCGTTAGTCGTTCAATTGTTTATGTTTTTAAGCCGGTGACGCAGAGCGTCTAACGCAAAGCGGCTTTTTACTGGCAACGTCCCGCCTCCGCAATCTCCGCACCATTACACATACATGTCTGTGTCTTACAGATATCACCGTTCTTGATTGCCGGTGGGAAAACGTACTCAGCTTGGAACCCCTCGTACTTCTTTGTGAGATGCCAGACCGCCTTATGGGTAACGGCATAGATAAGCGCAAAGAGGAGACCGTGTGTCACCGCAATCGCAAGTTTGGAACCCTTAGGTGGTAATGTGACGAGGATACCGGGTGTAAGAGCAATAAACAGCACGGCTGTAAATAAGGTCATCAATGGGTGAAACATCTCTCTATTGAATGTGCGGGTTTAAAATCGCTAAGTATAAATTAAGGAGATTCATAATGTCATCTCGCTCCGGTGGTCTAATGGAACTCGTAGCTAGAGGCAAAAAGGATATCTTTTTTACCGCGAATCCTACGGTCTCCTTTTTTCATAGTGTCTATATGCGCTCAGTGCCATTCACCAAAGAGATTTACATAACGCAGCCACGTAATCAGCCAGATTGGGGGCGATGGGTTGATTTTGATATTGACCATCGGGGTGATATGGCAAAATATTTCTTTCTTCATATTCAATTACCTACATGGTTGCCGCCTCTGGCAGTCGCCGCAAATCCTACCGGAATCGTGACCGATCCTAGTGGAGTCACCTTCGGTTACACAAACAATATTGGCTTTCAGATTATTGATAAAATTCAGGTATTTCAAGACCAGGTTCTTATTCACGAAAACTATGGTGAATATCTCTCTTGGCGAAACCGGCAAACAGCAGAAACAGGTCCTGTATTCTTGATGAACGACGAGGTCGGTTCACGTGTTGAAACGCCACTTGCCATTGGACGCTCGGCGAGCTTAGCCGAATTACGAGTTCCTATACCAATTCTCGGCAGTGAAGAGGCGTTCGAGCCTGGTATGCCGCTTTCGGCGTTAAACCAACAGCGATGGCGTATTCGTATCTATTTACGTAAATTGAACGAGGTCGTTGTAGCAAGTGATGGACGTTTACAACCGCAGCCGTGGGGAGGCAAACCCTTGCGTATCCAGGCAACACAGGGGGGACCTATTGACACTACTCAAGTGACACTCCCCTTAGAGCAGGTTCAGCCTATTCAGATGTCTCTGGAATCCACGCAGCTTTATCTACCCCGTGATGCGAATCTATGGCTCAAATCCCAGACTCTACGAATCCCTTATACAAATGTTCGTCACGAACAATTTACAATTGAAGATAACTCGTTTGTCGCCGCATCGCCGCCCTATTCCGCAACTATACAACTCCCTTTTACCATTGATATGATTGGCTCTGTAAGTCGTATGTTGGTAGGTCTCCGGTCGTATGCGTCTACATTGGCGGGGCAGCGACTCGTTCTCACCGCCTCCGATAATTCCGCCTTTGTATCATCTTTACGTCTTAATATTTCTAACATTGACCGTATTCAACAATGGGATACAGCGGTTTTCCGTGAAGTCACGTGTTATTGGAAGAATATTCGTATGGGCTTGGATTTTACGTATCCTATTCCTCAAGAAGTATACAATATTACTTTTGGAGCATTTGATACTGCTCAACCCGCAGGAACACTCCAATTCACCCGTGCGGTGTTGCCGGTTCTCTATCCTATATTGGCACCTATACCAATGGACCCGCGTAATAAGAGTCGTAAAACGTATCTATTAACGTATGGCGAGGCATGGAATGTATTTGAAATATCAGGCGGCAAGGGAAAAATGATGTTTGATGATACCTAAAGTGCGTCGCTTCGGTCGCTCGCAACTCGCTTCAAAAAATTGAAGTTTCTTTTGGTGGTGTCAGGATTCCCACCTCCTCCTACGCTTTCTTACAAAAATGTCCACATCTGCTACATCCGTTCGCACCATGGGTCCGTCCAAACGCCCAGTTCTTTCCTTTGCTCAAAGGGTTGAGACGTCCAAACAAACCGAAACACAACTTGCGATTACACGTACCCTAGAAGAACGGGCGGAATCTCGCCTAAAATCCCTCGGTCCTCCTACACAAAAGCCTCATCATCTACTCGGTTCGTCGCCCGAGGTGAAGACGGATCAATTTGTAGAACACGTTTCTCGTCTTCGTAAGAGGAGTACTGCTAAGGGACCGGTTATTGATTATAGTAAGGATCTCTCGTCAGAGGATGAAAAGAATGATCACAATGAAGTCCATGATGACCGGTCTATTTAAAAATCACTCTATGTGAATAAGGAAATGAATCCCTATCCATCGTATCTTTCAAATTATACATATGCACAATACCTTTCTACAAATATTGGAAACGGCTCAATTCCTCAGACCCCCTACGATTTATCAGGTGTCAAATACAAAACAAAGAGTGACCTGCTTACCTTACAACGGCAGTGGGATACTTTTAATCGTGTTCAGGCGATTAATTTTGCAATCTACTTGAATATTCTAAAAGGTGGGGCGCCGAATTGGTATGTATTTGCGAGCAATCAGGAAGCGACCGATTATCGTAATGGACAGCAACTTCATACACTTCGTTATCCGTATATACCGGCGACGTTTTTTCAATCAGTGGCACTTGCTCCTATACCGACAAATAATCTGACAACTGGACCGCCGAGATTCTCCCAAGTGCCTCCCCAAACGAATACAGTTCCACCGTTAACCGAGGGTCAAAAAATAGAAAACAATGCGGATATGTCTATATATACATTTGTAAGTTCATATAACATTATGCATAGCACATTTACGTATCAATTTCAGAGCAATGAGGAGCAGATGTCATATTATCGCGCGGAGCGTCGGATTTTGGCGGCACAGTATACTGCCGCAAATCTCCCGCCTGTGTTGGGAGGATTTTCTTCGTAATAATATCACGATATTTCTGTTCAATTGGAAAGGTTTCTAGTATTTTACGCCACAGCAGTAGTTTGCGTTGGCGTAAGATATCTTCAATCTGTTGGTCCATTTTGGCGATTTTGTGTTTGCGGCGTGTGAATCTCATTTTTTTCAAGCGGTCGTGCGTAGGCGCTCCATCACCTCGCGAATATCATCGCGATACTTCACCTTGGCGTAATGAAGGCAACCATTTTGTTTGGACATGAGATGCTTATCGGTATCTGGAATACGTTCAAGTTGTCCGATATAGGTTGGCGCTTCAGGATTATACGTGTAGACGTCACCCGTTTGCGAGTTAATTAAATAAACAATACCTTGAACGGAGGCACGAATAAGTGTATCGGGCACGGCGGTGTTCATTATAGAAGTAATGCTTTATGATGAATGTGGGGCGGTCCATCATTTTTTATCCTAATACCTTGACTTGATGTCCTACAATAACACCACTGAGCATCTCTCCTATTTTATCAAAACTAATACACACGCCTGCGAACTCGCTTAATATTAAAAATATAAATACAAGAACAATTAATACTATTGGAATATTTGTTATTATAGTATCTATAAATGATTTCATATCTTATATAGATTCTAGGAAAAAATTGAGGGACTGCCTAGCGGATAAGAGAATGGTGCCTCCTCTTCCTACATCCTCCATTCATTCCAATGTCCTCCTCCCTTTCTCTCCTTGCCAAGGCTATTCTATGCCTTGATACCAATAATCTTCTTCCTACTTCCCTTGCCGATGAACTACGGTCTCTCTGTCCACCTGAGGTCGTGCCTGAGGTCGTGCCTGAGGTCGTACCTGAGGTCGTACCTTCTGTTGTAGCTTCTCCTATCAAGGAGAAGAAGGTGCGCAAGATTGCGGCTGCCACCAAAGCTGTGGCTGCTGCCCCTGCTGCCCCTGCTGCCCCTGCTACCCCTGCTGCCCCTGCTACCCCTGCTGCGGCTGCTGCCCCTGCCGCTCCTGCCCCTTCTAACACTGAATCTGTGCCCGTTGCTACAACAAATTGGCGAGACCATCCCTCTCGCCTCAAGGCTGCCGATATCAATAATACTCTCTGTCTCGGTCGTAAGTTAGATTTGGACAATCCCCTAGAAGGTACCAAGGGTAAGGGTGGTATGATCTTTCCTGAAAAGCAGTGTTCAAAGAAGCCTATGCCCGGGTCCAAACTATGTGCGAAGTGTGCTGAAAAGGATGCCGA